GTTCTATGAATAATATCAATGGTGACCCAAGATTCAAACAAGGCGGTCAAGTAGGTCAAGGCGAGAGTACAATCAACCGATTTATTGCAGAGATAAATCAAGGTGAGGGTATGGCAAGACCAACTAGATATATGGTTGTCATTCAACCACCTCAAAAGATATACACCGAACAAGAAGTTATGGCAAGTGAATTTGGTGGTGGTGTAGGTTCAGGTGGTTCAAACGATTTAGAATCATCAAACACAAAAAGAAATGTAGGCATGATGTGTAACTCAGTTACTATGCCAAGTAGAGATGTAAAGACATCACCTAGTCAACAGTATGGACCTCAAAGAAGAATGCCTTATGCATATGCTTTTAGTGGTGAATTAAACATGTCATTTTATGGTGATAAATTTTTAAGACAAAGACTATTCTTTGAAAATTGGCAGAAGAAAATTTTTGATATAAATACACACAACATGAAATTCTATGATGACTACGTTGGTACTATGGATATCATGCAGTTAGGTTCATTTAATAGTGAAAACGACAGAGACAGAGTAACCTATGCAGTAAGATTGTACGAAGTATATCCACAAACTATTGGTTCATATGATATGGCATATGGTTCTACTAATGAAGTAGTTAATGTACCGATTACATTAAACTTTAGACATTGGAGAAACTTGACAATTGACCAAGTAAATAACGCAACAGTGGGACAAGCATTTGGTGATTTACCAACTATTAAACCAGGTAAAGAATTTGGATTATTTGGAGGTATATTGAATAGATTGCCACCAGAAATACGTAGAGCAGGACGTGATGTACTATCTACAGCGAAACGTAACTTGCCAATTGGTAGAGTTACAGGCGGAAAAGTATTTCCACCATTTTTATAATTAACTAAGGAGAATAGATTATGGCATTACCCATATTAGAGACAGCGACTTATGAATTGACATTACCTAGTAGTGATACAGTTGTAAAGTTTAGACCTTTTATTGTTAAAGAAGAGAAAATACTTCTTCAAGCTTTAGAAGCAGGAGACAGTAAAGCAATTACTACTGCTCTCAAAGATATTGTTAACACATGTACCTATGGTAGTGTTGACGTTACGAATATACCAACGTTTGATTTGGAGTATATCTTTTTACAGATACGTTCAAAGTCAGTTGGTGAGAAAGTAAAAATTAAAGTATTGTGTCCTGACGATAAAGTGACATATGCTGAACACGAAGTTGACTTGACAAAAGTTGAAGTAGTAGTTGATGACGAACATACAAGTGAAATCATTGTCAATGATAAGGTTAAAATGATTATGTCTTATCCTACAATTGAGTCAGTTGACCCAACAGCAGACAGTAAGTCTATGAAGACAGATAAGTTATTTGAAATCATTGGTAACACTGTAGCCCAAATTATTGATGGCGAAGTAATACATAATGCTAAAGATTACACTCAGAAAGAACTAAGAGATTTTATTGATACCTTAGATTCTGGTGTCTTTGCTAAGTTGCAGAAATTTTATTCAACTATGCCTCGTTTGGCACATGAAATTGTAGTGACTAATCCAAAGACTAAAGTTGAGAGTACAGTGATGTTGCAAGGTCTGTCCGATTTTTTCGGATAGCCCTCTCACATGACAGCTTAGAAAACCATTACAAGGTTAACTTTGCTTTAATGCAACATCATAAATATTCTCTAACTGAGTTAGATATGATGATACCATGGGAGAGGGAGATATATGTAAGTCTATTGATTTCGTATATCAAAGAAGAACAAGACAAAGCAAGAGAGAGGTCAATGAAAACATGAGTACAGAAATAAAAGAAAATGTTAAGGTTGCAGAACCTAAACAAAAAATACAAGTAGATTTAGAAGTCGATACTTCAATCAAAGACCTTGGTGTAAATCCATATGCTAAATTAATTCATATGGCAAGAGCTATTGACGCATGGAGAATATTCCCTAGATTGTTCTTAACAGTTTACATAATCTTATTATACAAATGTGTGATTTGGTATATGAATTTAGGTTCACCAACAATGGAACAAAGTGGGTTAATCAGTATCGTAGTTGGTGCTGGTGCGGCTTGGTTTGGTCTATATACAGGTTCAAGTAAAGGTAAAAAATAAAAATGTCAACAGCATTAGCAGTCGTAGAATCAATGCAACAAAAAGTTGGTAGCTCACTAGTTGCCACTTCTGGTTCAGTATTACAAGAACGTTCTAGTGATAGTGCCTTACAGGTACTTGAACAGTTACGAGATTTGCAATTAAAAACTGTAAGAGGTATCAATAGAGTATATGATATGCTAGCGAAGATGTTGAACTTTGAAAATGCTCAAGCAGCTCGTCTACGTGACCAAAAAAATGAATTAGATTCAGAAGGCACAGGCCTTACGTTACCAGGTATGAACATGCCTGAGGTTGGTGACGGAGGACAAGAGGCAAGTGGAGGTTCATCCGGCATGATAGCTGCAGCTGCTGGTGGAGCTGGATTAGGTATTGGCGGACTATTACTTGCATTAAAGAAAAGACTTACAAAAATATTTCAACCTTTAATAAACTTCTTTGGTAAGGCAGGACCTTTTGGTAGAGTATTTGCCAGAATAGCATTCTTATTACCATTCTTAAGCAGATTTGGTCCTATTGGTCTTGTGATTACAGGTATTCAATTGTTAATCACTTACATGGATGATATTGTAGCGGCATTGGCGCCAGTGTTAGACGTTATTAAGAAAATGTGGACCTCAGTTAAACGTCTGTTTGACGCCATATTACTTGTAGCTTTTTAGCAAGTGTAACCTTTGTCAAAGACCTGATAATAGGTCTTGTAACAGGTGATATGGAATTAATCAAAGGTGCATGGGGAGTTATTAAGGCCAAGTTTGCCAAAATTGGTGCAGATATTATTGGTGTATTTACAGGTGCCTTTACTAGTTTGATTGCAAAGATTGAAGAGATTTTTGGCATAGATGATTTAGTAGGCACAGTAACAACAGCCTTCACTAACATGGTAGCATGGTTTACTAAAATTGGTAAAGCAATTTACAATCCTGAAACAGGAGCATTATTTGGTTACACATGGGATATGGTCAAAGGAACTATTACAGATTCATTTGATAGTATGGGAACATGGTTTGGAAATTTAGGCAAAAAGATTTATAATTCAGAAACAGGTGAGTTGTTTGGTTATCAGTTACCAACATTACCTAGTCTATCAGATATCGGAATATGGTTTACAGATTTAGAAAAAAAGGTTTACAATCCCGAAACAGGTGAGTTGTTTGGTTATCAGTTACCAGCAATGCCTAGTCTATCAGATATTGGAACATGGTTTACAGATTTAGGCAAAAAGGTTTATAATTCAGAAACCAATTCACTATTTGGTTACACATTACCAGTAATGCCTAGTTTAGGCACTATGTTTGATAAGATAAAAGAATTAAGAAACAAGATTTACAATCCTGAAACAGGTGAGATATTTGGTTTCACACTACCTTCATTTAGTGACTTTGAATTGCCTAACATTGGTGATATGATGAAGAATATATTTGCTTCATTATTACCAGCGCCTGATAGTTGGTTATATAAATTCTTACCACAAGGATTGAAAGACATAGCAACAGAGGCCTCTACAACTGCTCCAGCTGCTAAAATTGAAACAATGCCTAAACCTAAGACAGACACAGGCAGTTTAAAGACAGAAACAACAGATAGTCCTCCAATTGTTATTCAGAAGCAGAATGGTTTTAGTCAATCAACACAGAACAACAATGCTTACTTGTCACAATCGTTAGATACAGGCGCAAAGTTGAAACGTTGGGGTAAAAGAGGGGGTTAATACTTGCCTAACTCTTTTTCAGTAATCAATTTAAATTCCATGCCATTCAATTCACAATAGTGTTTGGCTGCATTCCATTTAGCTTGATTTTTAATATATTCAAAAGACTCACGTAGATATACTTTACTCTTCTTAGTAGGTGGTTTAGGAGGTTTGCATTGGCGATAAGGTTTAATCTCTATCATGTATTTCTTTTTCTTAGAAGTTTTAATGATAAAGTCTGGGAAATATCTATGATGTTTCTTTGTAAGAGGATTAAAGTATCGTACAGGCAATTCTTCACTTGCCCAATGAGTTATATCAACGTTTTTATCACAATATAACATAAATCTCTTCTCTAATAGAGACCTATACACGATACCTTTAGGGTCTCCAACGTATTTGTCTGGATATAATGGTTTAAATAAACCTTTATAACTCTTTCTCATAAACTCTCTTCCAATCTATATAAATATTAGTAACTATAGGATATTTAGGCACATGGCATTTAAAGCATTTAAAGCATTACAACAATCGGCAATGAACACAGGTATTAGCAAAGCTCTTAGTCACGTAGAAGGTTTAGTATCAGGTGCGAAACCATTTGCTGGAGGTGAAGCAAAACAGGCAG